CCTCAGTTCGAGGAGTCATATATTGGCGAGAATCACTCTCTCTTTTTTTCTAAGGATACTACGCCGAGTTGTACTCGAACTCTGACGCGGCGGCGTAGATACCTTACTATACCGATAATGCGACCCCCCGCAACCATGTCCACCCTGCACGGACACTGGAATCGACTCTTACCCCAACGCGTAACCGTAGCGCTTCGCGCCTACGCTACGAACAGTGACGCGAATCCCATATACCGGATCCGGAACGCTTCCACTGTGTCGACGAGATCGGTACGAACCGCCTTTCTCAGGCGCCGAGCTGTCGCCTTAGGGATGATGAACCTAGCGTCGTCGCCTGAGCAGACTTTCGCCACATATTCGTCGAGCATCGCGGTCTTTGTGATCTTGTACGAGTCCATCACCTCGTTCTTGTCAGTCTCCGTACCAGAATGGAAGGCGTCGTAGAGATCCTGAAGTAGACCGGTCTCGGTCCGGCAGGCTGCTACGACCCTCGCAAAGGTGGGTGACTGGGTGACTTCTGAAAGATGGGCGCGGACGTAGGACTCCGCTCGCTGGGTGTGGATACGCGGTCCTACTGCCATCACTGTCCGCGGGTTTCGCATGAACGAAGCGGCGTCGGGCACCAGGAAGGGACCCGAGATGACGTTGGTTAGGCCCCTCACGACTTCGGCGTTGCCGGAAGCCCCTGCGAACCGGTTGAGGTTGCCCACGCACTCCGCTCGGGAGCCAGACGCCTCCGTACTCTCCATCGCGAGCACGCCACGAATGCCGAGTCCTCCGTCGCTGATGGGAGTGATACAGCAGAAGTGGTACTCGACCGGGGAGCAGAACATGCTGTTGTGAACACGGACTCCCATCTTGGAGTGGTGCTTCACCACCATGTAGACATAGTAGTAATGGCAGAGATCACTCGGGCACGCGGCGACGTAGCAGCCCTGTGCTTTGCCGAAGCACTCCTCCTCCATGGACCCGGCGTCCACGAGATACTTGAGGTTGATCTCGTTCATGGCGAGGAAGGCCTTGGCTCCGGCGCAGATGCAGTGCTCATCGTCGAAATGCTCGTTGAGCATCGAGTGGAAGCGCTCGCTCACGAACGTCTTGTCCCATGACATCTCGCGACACATCGCCCGTTCCGTGAGCTCAACCTCCTCCACGAAGGCGCTGATGGCCGCGTCCGTTGGAAAGCCCCCCCTCACATCGAAGCGCGCGGTCCGGAGGGCGTCGTCGATGAACGCCAGGAACTCCACCTTGTCCAGCATCCAGCGTCTCTCCGCACACACTAACGCGACTCTTAGCTGGCCGCAGACTTCCGCCCAGGTATTGAGAGGCGCGTCCAGACCCTCCTTGTCCGTTCCCCCGTTCGGGTACTTGACCATGTGAGCGACGACGCGGTAGTGGAGGTCAGCGTCGTTCATGCTAGCCGTAACAGCGCGAAGGGCTGGTTGGCCTGACATCTCGACGAAGACCTCCATCGGATCTTGCCTACCCTCAGGTGCCATGTGAGGGGAGTACTTCTTCTTGTCGTCAGAGATCTTGATCTGACGAGCGGACGCTCCCGGGTCTTTGTGGGCGGCACGCAGTCGCACCTGCTTCGTCCTAGTGTCGACGCCGAACATACTGGTCGGCTCGAGTCGAAGGAACCGCTTGATGTAGTCCATCGCGTGGCTCTTCATCGCAGCCCACGGAGCGTTAAGCTGGTAGAAGGGCCGAGCGGTGTCCTTTTGTCTCTCGAAGCGGGCCCCGGTGGAGATATCCGGCGTAGCGACGAAATCGTGCTTGGGCATTACCGTACTTCGAGGAGCCATCTCACGTCCGACGTCGTTGAGCTTCTCCCACATCGCCTCCGCGTCGACGGGGTCGGGACACATAGCGG